TTTTAGGGGCTACGTAGGGCTTGATTGGCTGCGGATTGGACTTGAATCCCTTCAAAAAAGTATCACCAGTTCGTTTTCTGTCTGCAAAAGAACCTGGTGGTGGTAAAGCATTACCAGTGGTGCTCTTTCCTTTGTAGTAAGCTGGTTCACCTTCTTGAACTTGTTCAACTTCTTCTTTTGTTGTTTTTTGTGCTAAAGACATAGCAGCACTATAACCAGGAATCTTCATCAGTCGCTTTAGTCTCTCTGGATTTTGTTTAGTAGCATCATGTGCTGCTGCTAAACGAGTCTGTCTTGCTTTGAATTCTTGCTCTGTTTCATCTTTTGCTTCTTCCAATTCTTCAGGATTAAAGTCTTCCTTCATTGCAAGTTTGGTTGCAGTAGCATACATTACGCTCTTCCAATTCTTCCCATACTTTGCTTTGAATTCTTTTTCTTTGTCTTTCATCGACAGAACAATCTTTTCTTTCTTTTTCTTTTGTTCTGGTGTCATTTCTGAATCGTCTTCATCAATCATAGGAGACTTTTTTCCATATGCAGACTCAACGAGACGGTCCTTAAATGTTTCTTCCTTGTGCATTTTCTTTAGATGTTGTGCTACATCGCCTTTTGGTCCATGACGTTCTTTTTCATGTCCTTTGACTTCTTTTTTAGCAATTTCTTTTGCTCTTGGTTCTGTGACACAATCTTCTTCTTTATCTTTATCGCCGTGCTTTTCTTGACTAAGAACAGCAGAACCATAAGAAACTTGTTCGCCCTGTACTTTTACGGGATATGTCTTACCTTGAAAGGTGAACATCTTCTTACCGTCTTTATGTGCGGCGTGAGCAGCCATACGCAGTCCAGACTCTTCATCTTTCATTACTTTCTTAACTGCTTCTGCTAATGAATCCATTACTAATTTATTATTGGTGAACATTTGTGTCTCCTGTTTTACCATGCTCTGCAAGACCAATATCTTGCTTTTGTTCTTGGACCGGGATTGTGGCAACGATGTCTCGCTCTAAAACTTCTTCTTCTTGCTGGATTATTCTTCTTGATAGTCATATTTTTATCACCAAAGTTAACCTTTACGACTCTACCACTAGGTCCTTTGACAAAAACTTTTGACTTCTTAACATCACCTTTCATTGGCTTACCTAAAGGAACTTTTCTTCCTTTATACATTGCTTCTAAAATTGGTTCTTCTTCTAAGTCCCAATCAAAAGCATCAATTAGTTGCTCTTCATCACCATCAAAGTTAATCTCATCTTCAGATATTTCTTCGATTAATGATTGAACTTCTTCTTTAATATATGCTGGTTCTTCTCCAACAAAAGAATTAAAATTAATCATGTGTTAAACCCTTTTTCTTTTTCTTTTTCTCGATAGTAATACCTGATAATCCAAATTTACTCAATGGCGTTTCTAGTGGTTCTTTGTTGCTTCCTCCACCAAGAACCCCACCAACACCCATATCAACTGCACCAGGATCGTCTATTGCTTCTTTTCTGAATTGCTTAAAAGATTTTGCGGAACTTTCTGCAAGTTCTTTATTGTTATATTTATTTTCTGCCTCTTCTCTATATGTAACATCACCCAAACCAGACATAGGATAAACAGTACCTTGCTGGCGAGTATCATATTCTGGACCAACTCCCGGAACATTTCTGATTCTGTGACTTACAGAACTGACCCACTTATATCTTCCTGCTTTCTTTTTATCCTTATCCATACTGAAGTTTGGTTCTTTAGGTGGAGGATTGATTGTTAAAGTTGGTTTGCTGTCTTCATAAGTTCTAAAAATATAACTTGAATTACTTGCAACGTCTCCATCTTTGACACTATCAATCTTGTCAAACTTACGAGTCAACTGACATGCGGTACAGTTGTTGTTCTTTAGTAAGTCTTTAAATTTATTACCTTTGGGTTTCACTTCTTCGTTTCTCTGTTCCCATACCTCACGGATAATATTGTTTACTTTTCTATCAAAAAAATCAGCAACGTGTTCATATACTTCTGTGATTGCAAATTCAAGAGTTTCTGGTGCATCATTGTTTTCAAACAAACTGAAGTCATCAAATTCCTCATGGAATTTTACTTTATTGATTTGAGAATTGCTCCATTTTTCTTCTCTTATCGATTCTGTAACCATTCTCTTTAGGTTTCGATTTCTTTCTTTGCTGATTTCGTTTGTCGTGTCAACATAAACCATCATTGTTGAATATCCAATTTCTTCTAATTCTTCTTTGATGGAATGCATTGTATCATAATCGTCTGCTGTACCATTGATAATCAATGGTGAACGACGACGGATCGCAGTTATACGATAGTCATTTGTTTGCTCTAATAATTTTTGTTTATCGAGTAAAACAGATAACGCATATTGTGATGTTATCTCAACTGCCTTTTGTTCTGCGACTGCTTCTCTGATAATTATGTCTTTTCCTGAACCTGGTCCACCAGTAACAAAGATTGCTTTGAATTTACCTCTGTTTACGTTCTCATGCAGACCCATACCTTTACGAGTATCGTGGTAAAGTTCTAATGCATGATGGTCTTTCATTTGTGAAGGAAGACCTTTTCTAAATTCTGTGAAGTTACCATTTCTTGCATGTTCACGCATCTTCGTTGCTGACATACCAGATGTACCTTCAGCATCAGGATCTCTTTCTCCAGCAGACTTGACTTCAATCTTATCGAAATTGAAATGACCTTTTTTGCCGTTATATTTGTGTAGAAGGTCGTGATATTCTTTTACTCTATCTGAACCTGCAACCATTATAAGATAACGACGACCGGCATCATACAATCTTTTTGCATGGTGGAAGAACGTAGGCATCTCTTTTGATGCTGCTTCTATATTGGTACCTGGAAATGCTCTACTTGCATGTTTTACTTTTTGTTCTGCACTCAGTGGATTTTTTGTAGCGTCTTGTGAATGTGAAAGTACAATATGATGAGGCGCATTATGCTTATCAGCAATTTCTTTTACTTTGTTGACTAATTTTTCGTGTCCAGAAGTGGGTGGGTTCATGCGACCAAATGCCATTACAGCAGGCTTTAAGTCCTGGTCTTTTTCTTCTGCAATTTCTAGGAATCTTTTCATCTGCTCCTACCTAATAAGTTTCTTCTACTAAATTCGTGTCTATGTATTAATTTATCTGACTCGCCATTATGGTGAAATACATAACCTTCTGGGTTTGCTTCTGTTCCATTATGATGGTGGTCAAATATTTGATGCTGATTTAATGTTTTAACTAATACATTTTTTGCTTGTTGTAAATGATTATGTAGTTTGAAAAGATTATTATAATGTTCTGAGTGTGCATCTATGTGATAAAGATGGTCTTGTAATTCTTGTTTCTTTTTATCTTTGCTTTTATCTGTTTTTAATTTTTCAATATCGTTATTATACTTTTGCTCTAAATGCTTTGCAAATCCTTTATGGTCAGGAGTTGCACCACTTCTTACTGTTTGATTTATGTAAGTCTCCAAATGACCACTTGGACCTTGATGTCTTGCTGTCGCATCGTATATTGCTTTGCCGTTCTTGTCATGTATTTGTTTAGCAGCATTAATGTGTGAATCAAATTCTTTTTTGTCTTTTGGTGACATACGAACTTTTGATGTATCCATATTTGCATTGATATGATATACATCTTTGTGTTGACCAAAGTTCTCATGGTCAACTTCATGACTGGCATTTAGTTTTGTTGGATCATCACCGTGATATGTTAGGTGAGTAACTAAACCAATTTTAGCATTTTTTGCTTTCTCTGCTTCCTTACCTTTTGCAGTATAACGAATACCAGAAGGATTTGGATGAAAAGAAACACCTTTATCATGATGCTCTAGGTCATCATGAGTAAACATCAAGTCGCCTTGGTAAACACCTTTCTTTGGAGCAACTTTTGGTAAGTGTTTTAGTGCTGCTTTTAGTTTTTCCGCAAGACCCGGAGCATGACCATGATTCTTATCAATGTCTTGTTCGGTGTAGTTTATTTTTGGTGTTTTGTTGAATGCTGATTTGCTCGCAACAAAGAACTTACCTGTAGTAGGATGACGACCATATACTATAGCAGGAGAACCATCATACTTTGTAGTCAACTGTGATGAATTTGTTCCTGAAGCAATATGGTCATGTGCCGCAAGCAATGAAGATATAGCGTGTTCTGTACCACCATGACCCGATTGAAGAGGTCTATCCTCAACATGGGTCAAATGTTTTATCTGTTTCGCTTCTCGTTCTTCACTCAAGAACGATTTAAAATTAAGCATATATTATCAACACTCTGTGGTCGTTAAACAAACTTGCTTATTATTTATGCATCCAATAAAATGTCTACTATATCATAAACATCGTATTTAATTCTGAATCCTAATTCTCTTATTTTTGTTGCGTCTAACACCATATTTTTTGTTTGAACTTTTTTATGGAAATTTGTCGCAGGAATAAATGATATTCTAGATTGAGATTTATATGTTTTCTTAGCATAAAACATAGCATCTTTTATCTTAGTTGGAATACCAGAACCTACATTATATATTTCATTTAGATTACCTTTTTCTAAAATTAGATGAATTGCATCTACTGCATCATCAACATAAAGATAATCTCTAAAAACTTCTCCATTATCATAAAGTGAAATATCTTCATTGCTTTTTATTTGATTAATTAGATACTGAAAAGCATTTTTCTTTTCTGATACCTTTGTATCTTGTTTACCTAAGATATTAGATAGTCTAATGATTCTATATTTAATATTGAATGTCTCGCAATATGACACTAGTAGTTGTTCTGCTGCCCGTTTAGTAATGCTGTAGAATCCTTTAGGATCACAATAGGAATCTTCCTTTGCGGGCAGAGGAACGTCGCCATAAACAAACCATGAACTGATAAAATTAAATGTTACATCTTTTCCTTTGCAAGATTCTAATGTTTTAACTAGAGTTGTGAGATTTGTGTCAATATCAAGATGGGGGTCTGTATGCACATTATAATTATCGACAGTTGAGATAAAATAAAGGACATTGTTTGTTTTGACCTCATAATCATTCCTTTCATTTACTATTACATTAGGATATAGTTCACAATATCGACCACCAACAAATCCTTTACCCAATACATTTACTGTTTCCATTGCTTGAACACCTTTTCAATATATGAAAGAACTTTATCGTTATATAGTGGAGAACATCCAATAAAAAACACATTGCTCAATGCAAGATTTGAATTTGGGTATTTTTCATGATTATCCAAATGCTTGAATCCAGGATGCAAGAGAATATTTCCAGCAAAATAGTTGCGTGTTTGAATCTTATTATCTTCAAGATACTTGACAAGATTTTCTTTGAGTTCTTGAGTATCACAGTAAATAGGAACACCAAACCAAGAAGGATCAGAATTTTCTGTACTAGGAATGACTCTTACACCAGGAACACCATTCTCGATAAATTTATGAATAGCATTTTTATATTCTCTGCGTTTGCTTTCTAGCAAATCAAACTTTTTCAATTGCTCTAGACCAATAGCACCCTGCAAATCAAGAGGTTTCAAATTGTATCCGATATTGGTAAAGACATACTTGTGGTCAATTGTTCCATTATAATCTGCTAACCATTGGTCAAATCTATTACCACAGGTACCACAAGACAAAAGATTATTTGCTCCGATGCAGTAGCAATCGCGACCCCACCAAGAAATGCTTCTTGCTTCTTTCATAAAGTTTTCATCATTACTACAAATCATCCCGCCTTCACCCGTAGAGATATGATGTGCAGGATAGAACGATGTAGTCCATGCGTAATACAAGTCGGTAATCTGCTCTCCTTTCCACAGAGTACCTAGAGAATCACAGTTATCTCCAAGAAGAACCAAATTATGCTTCTTGCAAATTTCTACAATTCTATCCATATCTGGAGGATTACCAAGAACTGGAGAAACAAAAATTGCTCTTGTTCTTGAATTGATATTCTTTTCAATCAGATTGATATCAAAATTCAATGAATCTAATTCAATATCAATGAATGTAGGTTTCATTCCATTCTGAATAATGGGAGCAATTGTTGTAGGAAAACCAACAGGAGACACGATAATTTCATCTCCGTCTTTCCAACCAAAAACTTTTTTTGCGGCAGTAACTAAAACCAGATTTGCAGAACTACCAGAGTTAACCATGTGAGAATATTTAACATTGAACCTTCTGCTAAACATTTGCTGGAACCTTGCAACCTTATCTCCTGCTGTAATCCAAGAGCCATTAAGTAAGGTATCGAGGGCAGCATACATTTCTTTTTCGTCCCATAGTTGACCAGAGTATTGAACGAAATCGCCTTCCTTAAAGTCATCATAATTCTTAACGTATTTCGGTTGTAACATTGATAATTCTTCAACCATTTCATTTTGCGTCATTCTATTTGTTCCTTAATTTTAATTACAACTTCACACCATAATGTTCAGCAATACCATGCTTACCATGAAAACCTAAACTTTTTCCTAACCAAGGAGACCACATCAGATGCTCTATGCTGAATCTGTCTGCAATTTCTCCATGTGCAAATCTGATACCGGATTGCTCTAATGCATTTCTATATATTTTGCAAATAATGTTATCTTCTGGAATCACTTTGTCTCCATACGCATCAAAAACATAATTTGCTGGATCATTTTGAACTTCAGAAGAAAATTGTGATGTATGATAATTGATATCTAACTTCAACATTGCATCATATAATTTTCTGCTTCGCATACAAAATCCACCATTACCTACATTACCGTCTTGCCATCTTGCCCCAATGTAATCATAATTTAAAAACTCATCGGACCATGCTTCTCTATTTACCGCAAACCCATCAGCATGAATTATAATGTTATAATCCTCTGTTGCAATGTGTGGTAATAATTTTAGAGTTATATGATTGTATTCATCAGTATATCTTTTAAATCTGTTTATTTTAATCCATTTTGTATTTTTAAGAGGAACATCACTAAACCAATAGATTGTATCCACTTTAAATGGTAAAGTTTCTAAAGTTTTTTCTAGTGCTTTGATTGTTGGTGTATAATCTAAAGCATCAATACATGTTATACTAAATGTTTTCATATGAAATTATAATTATCCACTGTTCTTCCAGCATTATGGCAATATTGATTGATTCTATATCCTAAAAAATCTTGATAATCATTAACGACATGAACATGGTCTAACAAACCTTTATCGCTTATTGATTGATACCAAACAAATTCTAAATCACTTTCGCATCTATATAGTTCTTTCATTGATAGTGTTTCTAGAAAAAAATCAGTATCACAATAATACATATGTGTTCCTAACGCACTAGGTGAGCCCCAAGGACCAGTAACTAACTTTTTTCCTACTTGTTTACATTTCTCAATCAAATTGAAATAATCCAAATCTGGTTGATTATCATAAGATACTTTTAGAAAGTGTTCTATTCCTATTCTCTTCAACTGTGATGCTGCATTATTGACTGACGTTAATTCTGCAACTCCGTGATTGTTTTGTCTAGATGGAATTCCATTAAAAGAAAATCGATTATCCTTATCGTAAATAAACATATCACAGTAGTTTTGTGTCTCCATATCAATCGGAGAGTGAGAGGATAAACAAATATAAAATGGGAAATTTCTAAGATTCTTACACAGAGTCTTAGTCATATGCATTTTTACTTCAGGAGAAGGTTCTCCACAATATGAAGTTACTACAACGGCAGTATCAAACATCGGTTCTATATTCAAAAATTTGTTCAATGTCAGTTCTATAATTCTCAGGAGGAAGATACCATCTATTGGTTTCTCCTGGATGCATATCATACCATTTTGGATTACCACTACCGTGCCAGCATTCTAAATCAAATCTATGATGCGGTTGTCCTTGAAATTGTGGTCTGAAATTGTTTTCTTCTGGAGTCTTCAATCTCTTGCACTTTCTAAGATAAGATGCTTTCGCCCAAAAGAAATTCCCTGCGTAAAAAGGATATGGAGGATTATTTAAGAATGATGCACCGCAAGTATCATATCCTTCATCAAGTTTAGCAACACATTCTTTCCACTTTTCAATATTCCAATACTGCATATACTTACGCCAGTTTTGGTGAGCACCTGGACCGTGGCTTGCTCCCTTATGTGTCATAAAACAGACATAGAATTCTTCATCCGTTTGATGACAATATTCTTGAAGAAAATTTACGGTAGTTGCTTCATACCATGGTTGATATTTTTTATCGTAATGAAAGAAGTTTACATTTTTCTTGTCTTTCCATCTGTCTTCTAACCAGATATAATTTTCAAATTCATAGTGAGTAAAAAGATTGACGGCATCAGCAGCATCAAGAAGACCTGTGTTTTCAAGTAATTCGGTTTGCTCTTTTGTTATTTCTTTACCGCATCCAATATCTACTATATGACTAAAGATTTCAATTCTCATAGCAAATCTGTTCTCCAATTATTATTCCAAAATAGATTTATGTTTCCTTTGCCTTGTAATGCATAGAACGGAGTAGTATGTAGAAGTCCTACTGAACCATAATAATAGTTAAGTTTATCTTTTTTTGGTAAAACTGAAGCAAAGTGTGATGTTCCCGTATCACCACCAACATAATGACTACACTCAACTATGTGTTCAATGTTCTCCATGAAATCATAACTATATTCCCACTTGGTACTGAAAAAATCAATCTTATTAACACAAACTACTTTTTCATAATCATCATATTGTTCTTGAGAGTAGTGATTGAGAATACTCTCAAACATCTCAACTGACCAATTTCTGTACCCATTATATGGTGCATCAAAAACAGGAACCACACAGATTTTCTTTTTCTGTGGACGATTGAAGTTTAGTTCTAATATATCTCCAGTTATTGACCTGAAGTCCCAAAGATTGATATTGTTTGCATCTAATCTTCCACCACCGGGTTCTTTTGAAATATAATCAGTATTTTCAGTCAACCAGTCTCTAAACTTTCTGATATATTCTTGAGGTTGAATAGATTCATCTGGAATATAAAACTTATATATTTGATTATCTTTTCTTCTTAAAAATTCCAAAAAGTTTAATGCACCTATGATGTCTCCGTTTCTCATAGGACCACCAAAATGATGAGGTTCTATATTAATTACCATTATAATCTTTTATATAAATTAATTTTGAGTTTCTATCTTTGTAGTAGTGCATTGCATAATCTTTCTCTACTCCCCATCCTTGCCAATTTCTCATATCTTCATCCCACAGAATGATTGTTTCTTTTTTCATTAAATCGGCAACTATACCTATTCCAGTAAACGTAGTTATAAACGGGTTTGGATTGTTCTTTATCAAATTACAATTATACATCAAATCTTTCGTATAGTCAAGATAGTAACAATCTTCTTTGGGTAATATACCTGAAGATTCTATCAAATTTGATTTTCTTCTGATATCAACATCGGGAGCATCATTTGGTGACCATCTGTCCCCAACAATGATTTTTTCTGATAGACTCACACTATTGTCGGTTTTTAAAATAAAATCATTATCTAATTCATAATCTATATTATAATTATCTATAATAAAATTATGAAACTTTCTAACGCAGGTTGGAGAATTTTCATCTCCTCTATCATCACCAGTATCATCCAGTACGATATATCTTTCTTGTCCTTGCTCTATTTCATGCATGAATTTTACTTCTTCAAACATATCCTGACAGAGCAATAGTTCTTTGATTCCTTTAAATCTTTCTAATCTATTACAAATACCAAATGAAATTTTCTCTTCATATTTTTTATGAAGTCCTGATAGTGTTGGGAGACAATGCATAAAGTCTCCTAGATTATGAATTCTAGGTGAGTAGACTGTAATCATATCTGTTCATTATATTTTCTAAAAATTAAAAACCAATCATTTGGATCTGCTTGGTGCAATTCGAAGTCTTTTGGACTTGTTAGTAATGCCATCAACAACAATGTTTGGTCATCATCGATAAGTTTGTTTTCAATCAATAGATTGAGATTATTGATTACCAAATCTTTAAGAGTATTCCACTTTTCTTTTCCCGCGACAATATGACATCCTTGAATATAAACATCACCGGTATATATTATATCATTTATTGGTCTGTTTCCTTCAATCGCACGCTGACAAAAGAAATGGATCTTGTTTCTATCGAAGTCATATGTCCATCGATTTGATGATGGAATTGTGCTATCATCACGTACATATCCAAAATCTATCCATGCAACTAAATCATCATTAACTAGTCCATTATTGATTGCATCAGTTACATATACTGATTTGAAAATGTTCACTAGAACATAATCATCGTGCCAATATTCAATAAGTTGAGGATTTAAGACTTTACCGTAATATTCTGGTGAATCCATAATCTCTCTAATTTTGTTTTTTGATTCA